AAATACATATTTCAAAGCGATTGTATTGATATCCTTTGTCAAATTTACACGCATTCTTGCTGGGCCAACTCTGTCGTTTACTCCTATAGATGTGTTTGCAGTGGCACCAACAAGATCTGATCCCAAGAATTTTGGATTATAATTTACGAAAAAGTTTGCTCTATTTGTTCTCAGAGTTGTTTTTAGAGATCCGGCCCAGTCAATTGGATTGATGATGTTTCCGTTTATTACTGTTGCACGATCAAGTCCAGCCACTGTTAGGTAGCTTTCGTTTCTGTTCTTTGCTCTGGCAAAGAATCCGCCAACGTCATTTGTTGCTTGGATCGTGTATGTGAGTTTTGTATTTTCTTGAACAGAACTTGTATCCAAATTTGTTGCAGTTTTAAGACCACAAACGTTGAATACTCTTCCGGCAACCGTGATACCCGTTACAAACTGCGAACCACCAAAGAGTGTTGTAAAGTTTGTTAGTGTGTAGCCGCCCCCAGTAATTCCCTCGGAACCAATTGTAGTTGGATAAATTCCCATAGTATATGGCTGATCTTTAAACCAAGAAGCCACACTAGAGTCAAAAAATGGGTCTATCATCAAATCAAAGTAATTTCCGGTTTCTTCTGTATATTCTGAGAATCCCGATGCTTTACCTGCTACGACCAATGTTCCGCCGTAAGCCAGATAATTTATAGCATGTAAAAATTGAGTGCCAGCGGTTTTTGGTGAAAGCTCTGTATCTATAACAGTAAAAAATCCAAAAGTTCCACCAGCAGCTGTTCCGGAAACCAAACATGAAGTAATTCCACTTAGTTGATTAAGATCCCCAACCAAATCATATGGGTTTGTGTAAACTAGATATTGATCTGTTGTCGCGCCCTTTGGTGTTGTGTAAAGGGATCTTCCGTAGATCAACCAACCAAACAAACCACCGGGATCGTTGTTTGCGGCCCCACCCACGCCAGTGAATGAAGGTGCTACATAACCCGTTCCAAGTTTCATCGCCGTTAAAAAAGGAAAATTTAAATTTTCTTTGGTATATTGACTAGAGTTTACGAAAGAGCTGAGTGATGGCATTTTGTCCCTTTTTATATCAAATATTTATATTTTATGTTGGATACCATATTGCACCATCTTGCACAAACTCATCTCCATCTTCTCCATTTTTATCATTTAAGGTCAATAAAATGTTGTCGTCTTCTGGTTTTTTTGCTTCTTCGTAGTTAAATTTAGCACTTTCAATCAAATCTGAGTAATATTCTTGTCTACTCAACCAAGCAAAAAACACCAAAGTCATTACCATGTCGTCATTGTGGCCTTCTTCGGCCTTAAAAGTATTTGACCTTGATACGAAAGTCGTCAGCTCGTTTATTATTCTTTCGTCATTTAATATAATTTTGTCTTCTTCTACCAGTCTTTTTAATATAGCACACCCAAGTTTTTTTGTTTGGGCTGTTGTCCTGAGACCCATTTCACTGCTTCCTTGAGCAAATCCCTGTGATAAAATTTGTCCCTTTCTTCCCATTATTCTTGTCATCAATACATTTTCATATTCTAGATCATTATATAAAATTGAAGAAACTTGCCCACCAATGTCATTGGTTTCAATTAGTGCGTATGCGTTATTATACTTTTCTCCAACTTTTTTAATAACATTTGGAAAGTTAAATGGGCTTATGGCATTATTTTTATAAGATGCAACAACTTTGTATGGCGCTGAAGTCCCATCAACTATGCTAAAAGCAGAGTAGTCAGACCCCTGACCACGGGAAACGTCTGCTTGTAAAAAGTAAATTTTATCTTTTTCCGGTTCGTTAAATATTCGAAGACCCTCTGAGTCTTCGCTTAAAGGCTGCTCGGGCGCAAGTATATTAAGTTTGGAAGATGATATTAAAGTATTGGCAGATCCCAAAAAGCTGCACCCATACTCTTGCTCAAATTGATCGGGGCTTGTATTTGCAATCTGTTCTGCAGCCCAAGTATCATCTCTTAGCTTTGGGTTTCCCGGACTAATTGGGGTTTCTCTCCAGCTTACATCAACCGGAATAAATTTATTTTTAAGTTTGTGACCTTCTTGTCGATTTGCGTCAACCCAAAGCTTATGAAAGTGATTCATACCATTTGGGGTAGAAACAATGATAAGTTTGGTTGTAGTACCAGCAGAAATTGTCGGATAGGTAGATGTATAGAATTCTTCGGCTACATGGCTAGGCAAGAAGGCGTACTCGTCAAGCAGGAGTAGGTTATAAGAGCCGCCACGGATCGCTGTAGAGGATGTAGCGTCACACATGACCCTAGACCCGTTTTCAAGCTTAAAGCTCGTCTTATTCCATTCTACAACTCCCTGTTGCAGAAAATGCGGTAAATTTTCATAAGCAAGCTGAAGTTTTGAAAACAATTCCTCTTTTGCTGTCTTGAGTCTGTTTGCAAGAATAGCAACGTTAACGCTTTGATTGAAACAAATGTAATGACATATGTAACTGGTTACGCAGGTAGACTTACCGCACTGACGAGGCCACTTTGAAATGGTAAATCTATTTTTGTGAATAGCGTTTATAAATTTTTGTTGGTATGCATATAGATTAAAGGGCACAACACCTTTATCAAGAGTTTTTACTTTTACATATTTTTCACAAAAATAAACAGGATCTTGAGCACATTTAATATACTCATCAAGCTGTTCTTTGGTATACTGAAGCTGTACTCCCGGTAGTTTTAGATTAGGATTGTTCCGGTAACCTTGGTTGTTGTTTTTGTTCATTATTCACCACTTCTGCATCAACAACATCTTTTTCAGTACTTCTTTCTTTATTCAAAAGATTTTGTAAATCTTTTGTAGAACCTACAAATACTGAGTTGTTTGTTTGCTTCACTTCTACTTTTTGGCCTGTAGTGTCTTTTGCCTTTTTATGCACATCCAATACATTGTTATTTAAGTCAGCCATTGTCTTAAGGAGTATGGCAACCACTTCAAATGCTCTAGGAGAATCTGATTGTGTTGCAACTTTTAAGGCGCTTTCAAGTGCAACATTTCCAGTACCAATCAAATCTTTTATATTTGATTGTACCAATTCATAGTCTTTTTGAAAATTTGCAGAATTAAAAGTGCCCCCAGCTGCTGGGGGTTTTGATTCTGTTATCTCGTTGGCGGGAACAGAAAATAATTTTGCTAAATTTTTATTTACATTCATAATCAATCTTCAAACGAAATGCTATTATTATCGCTACTATCAATTGTAGTGGCGCTATTCACCTGCCCATATATGTATGACTTTGCCATAAAGTTAAAAGAAGATATATGTATTCTTCTGCTATTAAAATCACCCTCATAGCGGTCATTCAAGTTGTTTGAAACCATTACAATCGGAATGTTCATCGGTTGTCCGGTTTCATTTAAAGCTAGAGTTATGATGTGATCGGGAACAAAGAACGGCATTATTTGCTCTACGATTTGCATCATGTCATCGACATGTCTCGTATAGACAAACAAATTTAAATTTATATTTACGGGAATTTCATTGGCAATTTGTTGTCCCGTGTTCTGACAGACTCCTTGATTTGAAGAGAGTGATAAGCTTGAAGCAAATCTAGTTCTTCTTCTGGAAGGATCTGGTGTAATTGAATTCATTATAAAGCTTATTCTCGGCAACTGATTTTCTATTCTCGTACCGTCAGTTATCGAAGAAGGGTTTAAAAGTCTTTGAATAAATTTTTCTTGTGAAGAATAAGTAACAGGAACTCTTAGGCTAGTATTTGGTCCGGTTTCATTATCATGTGAAACGTAAATGTTGCTAAAAAGAGTTCCAAATCCAACTATTAGTCTTCTTAGACTTTTATTGTAATAATAACCAAACATTAACTAGCTCCTCCGCAGCCATCGGCTGGATCATTGGGATTAAAATCATAAAGGCTGGCTTCGTCGTCCAACACTGTATTGATGCCAGCGGAGGTACCGAGTATGTTGTTGAGAGGATCGAATGTAACTCCAGCGGTCGTTCCGGTGCTTGTATACGGTTGATTTATTTCCGTATATGTTGTGTTTATCTTCTCGTAGCTGTATGTGAACAGCTCTGCGGTAATCTGATACGAATATAGTTTTCCGAGAGGATATAGCGGATTTTCGTGTTCAACAAAGTTAATTTCGAACAAGGACTTTGAGAGAGGAAAATAAATTAAATCTCCTTCTCTTGGTCTTATTATGGTTGGGTCGATGTCTGTTACTTGTTCTTTAAACCTTCTACGAGCCATGATAAGGTTTATCTTGTCTTTGATCTCAA